TACATTGATAAGCGAGTTGATAACACCGGAACAGACGAGGAACAAATAGCGGTAGCACAATCGGCAGCACAACCAGAGATTGACGAGTGGAATGCTCAATTTGCTGTCGTTGGTCGAGAGTGGGATGCAGAGACTAATTCGTTTGTCCCAGAACCAGAACCAGTAGAAGAATCTAACGAGTAGAATAATGATCGAAATAAATACAATACCTGCGGCAGAATTAAATGTTTCTAAATTAGCGGTATCAATTAACTCAGCCCAAGAATTTGGAATGCAATTCAGCGTAGTTGGTTGGGGCAAGTTTACGAATCCTGAAGGCGAAGACGTTTGGGGTACTACACCTCTAGTTTCCACGTTACTGAATGTAACTGGGCCGACTTGGGACGCTTGGGGATCAGACAAAGATGACGCTACTTATATTGGCGACCTGGCGTTAGCTCAATTGGGACTACAACGTGCGCCGGTTGAGGAAGAAGAATCTGATGTTGATATCGAGGATTCTGATGAGGATGCAGACGATTCCGAAGAAGCGGCAGAATAAGTTGCTCGTTTTTTTGGTTTGTCTTTTGGCTATTTTAATTGGGGGAAAAGCTAAATGAATTTTGATGATATCAAAGTGTTTGCGGCGAGTGGAGGATCGATTACATCGTTTTATATGCATATAGGAGAAATCGTGCAGATTACAATCGGACTTTTGACAATCGTTTATATTGGGCTTCGTATTAAGAAGCTCATTAATGAAAAGAAATAATTATGTGGAAAAGTAAAACAGTATATGCGGGCCTAGCAGGAATCATTTCCAGTCTAGGACTTTTTATGTCTTCGGAAATCAGCCTAGCTGAGTTTTTAAACGTATCTCTCACAAGTCTTTTGGCGATCTTCCTGAGACACGGAATTAAGAAGACCCAGGATGTCGCTGAAGCGGCAGTTGAGGCGGCTAGTAGTGTCACCCCAGCACCGAAGAAAAAAGTTATTAAGAAGAAAGTTTAGGAGGCTTAGATGGCAGGATTAACAACCACTCAGACATTCAGCGATGGTGATACGGTTACTGCCGCCAAACTGAATAACATAGTAGCTAACTGCACAATTGATGATGAAGGCATTGCTCCTGGCAAGTTGGCAGATAATTCAGTAGTAAAAGACAACATGGCTAACAACTCAGTAGACACTGATGAGTTAGTTAATGATTCTGTTGAAAACAGCAAGCTAAACAACATGGCAGCAAAAACTGTCAAAGCTAATGCTACCAACGCAAGTGCAAACCCCACCGATGTCCCGGTTGCCGCTAACAAGTTACTCGTAGGAACTAGCAACTCAATTAATGCGGTTAGTTTTGCTGATGATTTGGCTTTAGATAACGCTGATTCTACAGCAACAAAAATCATTGCTGCACCTAGTTTAATTAATGGCAAATCCACAGTAGCCGCATCTAACCTGGATGAGTTGTTACTATACGATCAGGACGCTACTTCTGTACTGAAGAAAACAACAGCGGGATCAATTGTCGCTAGTCTTAAAGCTACTGACAGTCAATCTGGTTCTGCTGAGTTAGCAACTTCCGCTGAACTTATTGGTGGGACTGCTTCACCAACTAATCTAGTTGCTGGTGCTGCCGTTGGTTCACCTATGCTGGCAAAAGCTTGGTGTAATTTTACTACTAACGTAGCTTCATACGATACAGCGTGGAGTAGTGTTACGGGCGCAACCCAAACTGTTGTTACATCCGCTACTTTTAATATTGCCGCAGGTATTCACACAAAAGACGGAACTACTGCCGTTGGAGGAATAAAGCAAACTGACCTAGGAACTTTCAGAGTTACTTTTTCAACAGCACTCCCAAATACCAATTACATAGTGATTGGAAACGGATATATCGCCGGAAGTGGCCAAGATGATGACGCTTCCGCGATTGGCACAGTAACTAAAAATGTTGCTTATTTTGATTTTACAACTGCGTGGAGGCATGACTACTACCCAAATGTTGCTTACTTCCAGCTTGTTGTCTTCGGATTAGGATCATGACTTTAACCGATATTGCCACATACGTTTGTAACCTGGTTAACAAAACGGATGACACATCTAAAGCTAGGTGCAAAGAATTTATTCGGCAACATCATGAGAACATCATTAACTCTGGGTTATGGAGAGAGACAATTGATGTTGAACAGATGACACTGCCATATGACGGCAGGATAACTCAGATTATTTTAGACAATGGAGGATCAGGATATACCTCCGCACCCACTGTGGGTTTTACTGGGGGTGCTGGTAGCAGTGCTACTGCTGCTAGTGAGATTGGTGGTGGAGCAGTTGCAAAAGTTTACATCCAAAACTCAGGATCAGGATACACCTCCGCACCAACAGTAACATTTACCGGGGGAGCAGGAGATGGAGCAACTGCAACTGCAATTGTAAGTGAGTTAGCTGATGAGATGGTTTGCCCACAGAAATTTGAGTCTATTTTAGGCATCAGTTACAACGAGCAGAACCTGCTACCAACACAACTTATAACTGAGTTAATGACTGACCCAGATTCATTTAAGAAAAATGCAAACACTGCTCAGTTTTCTGTTATTGATAGTTCAGGCATCAATTTTGATCCTGCTTATGGTGCTATTGAATTTCTTTCCTCGGACAGTTCTGACAACGGTAAAAAAATCACAATTGTTGGCGAACTATACGGGCAGGAATTAACCATGCAAAAAGAGACAGTAACACTAGCCTCTAGTGTCACCACATCAAATGTATGGTCAGCAGTTCATTCAATAAGCAAAGAAACCACCACAGGACATGTCCAGGTTAGAAGTGCTACTGACACAAGTAAGTACTTCTTTTGGCCTGAGTGGGAGAATGTTAGCAAATTTCAAAGAGTTAAATTTTTCGACAAACCAAAATATGATGCAAGCGATCCCAAGAACTTGTATGTCATTGGTAAGAAGAAAATCCAGCCCATGATAGGTGACTATGATTCACCAATGATCAGTGGAATCGACAATGTACTAATCCATTTTGCGACTGGTGACATGTTGAAGAGGTCGAGGCAATTTGGCAAAGCGCAAGCAGAGATTCAACAAGCTAATGCATTAATGCAAGTAGCTCGTGACCAGGAGAACAACCAATCAGCCAAAGAAACTCGATTAATACCTGATGTATATGGCATGGGTTACAGCAGAGATGATTTGGGATTTTAAGATATGCCTGTCTACTACAACGATGGACTTGACGACCCGGTTCAATATGACCGTCAAGCTAGTTTCGTAGGTGGTCAGATAAGCAACTTCCGCGAGAATCTTCTAAACGAATCTCAAGCAGAGTCACTGAAAGATTTAGATGCACCAAAGAATGGTGTTTTAAAAAGCAGACGAGGATTTCACAGGTTTGCTGATTTACTAGGCAGTTCATCAGCCTCAACCAACACACAAGCGTTAGCCTACTATGACACTGATGCTAAAGAGGCATTAATTGCATTTGTTAACTCAAATGCATACGCAATAAATTCTAGTGGAACTGTTAGTGTGTCAGGACTAGGAACTGGTTTTACAAACAGCACAACTAACCGAGTTTACACTTGTCAGATTGCTGACAAACTGTTTTTTGGTAGTCATTCTGGTAACAACAGGATTGGTCAAATATCTTGGGACAACAGCGGGTCTGCTTTTGTTGTAAAAGAAATAGCTGATGGACCAACTAATTCAAAATATTTAGTTAACAATAATTTCAGAATATTTGCTTACCAACCTAGCGACGATCAAATATATGTTTCTGAATTTCTCCCAAATTACACTCAAGCAATTGGATCTTTAACGATCACTAATGGTGGAGCAACCTATACTGCTGGCACACTTAGTGCCACTGGTGGTGGAGGATCAGGTTTTGCAGGAGAATATACTGTAAACGGAAGTGGGGTAATTGATTCAGTCACAATAACAAACGGGGGTAGTGGCTATACATCTCTTCCTACAATAGTGCCCAGTCACGCTGGAGACGGTAATGCATCTATAACTCCAGCCTATGAGACTACATTTGGCGGGACATCTAATTTACCATTCAAAGTTGGTTTAGGTGATCCTGTTACTGGGTTGGCAAGCTGGGTTGGATTCAATGTAGTAGTCTTTTGCAAGAACAGTTGCTATGTCGTTGATGCTGGGGGCACACCTGCTGCAAGTGGGTCTGCACCTAAAACATCAGACTTCACAATCAGAACTATTTCAGCGACCACAGGATGTGTCTCTCATGGTTCTATTGCCCAAGTGGGAGAAGACTTATTCTTTCTCTCTCGCACAGGAGTTAGATCAATTAGACGGACCATGGAAGAAAACATGGTGGCATCTGATGTGGGTGTGATTAGTTACCCAATACAAGACGTTATTGATCAGATTAATTGGGCTGCGGTAGAAAATGCCACATCAGTTTTTTGGAACAACAGATATCTACTATCTGTCCCAACCGGGGTAAGCACGATCAACAACACCACAATAGTTTACAACACTAACACGCAATCTTGGATGGGTGTTTGGAACGGAGATGTGACTATTACAAGTGGGGTTCCATCTAGCACAATAAATCCGTACCAGTATGCAGTTACTCAGTTTAGTGGAGGCAAACCGTATTTAATCAGCCTGGATAAAGTTGGCAACCCATTACAGTACCGGGATTTTGTTGAAGATAAAAATTTAGTAGATACAGACTTCCAAGATAAACTAGTAACCACATACAAAGACACTGGTTGGGAAGCGTTAACAAGAGCATTCACATTCAATGAACAGACTACCAGTAAAGATGCTGAGTTTGCCGAGTTTGAATTTGATCGCAGTAATGCTGTTATTGATATTGGGGTTATCCTAGACGGAGCAGAACAAACAGACAACTTAGCTGATGAGCTAGACACTGGCACAGGAGAATTGAGGCTAAGTTTTACACTCCCGTCTACATTAGGCAGTGGACTACTTACCAGGTTCAGATACTCAATGACTCAGTACCCAGAGTTCCGTGAATTACAATTCAAATTCCAGCAATCAGACAACGCTGGAACAGAAAGCAAGTACTTAGCATTAAGATCAATTTATGCTGGAGGATTTCTTAATAGTGTGGGGGTAGAATCGTGACTTATGACGAAAAAGTATATGAAGCCATTAGGCTCAGTTCCAACGGCAACACTGACGCTTGGAACTATTTGTCTATAATAGCTAGAGTGCTAAGAGTGATTGATGATCTAGTAGATGAACCAGAAAAAGTTAAAGTCGGGGATAAATATAATTTGGCTTTATTACTGATGGTTGAGTTGCCAAGTAATTCATTCTTCCACGCACACAAAGCGTCATTATTACCATTACATTTAACCAGCATAAACGCATGGATTGACAGCAATGATTGGATGGAGAAAGATAAAACTAGAAAGAATTACGCTTTGGTTATTAGAGATCAAATTACTGAGTTAGTTATGCTGGTTGCGTACTTAACGGGGGGAACAGATTATATGAGAGACGTAAGTTTAAAAATTAGAGAACTATTTTTAAAAGAGGAATTTTAGAATGGGGTTATATTCAAACGATAAAGAAGATGCTCCGAATATGGCAGGAGCAAACGAAGCCGGAGTATGGGCTGATGCTGAGACATTAGCTATTAGAAAGATGATCAATAATGCCGCTAAGTTTGGCAAGAAGATCGACCTGCAAGTTCCGACATTTGACGGCAAAGGCAACAAGACTGGTGTAAAATCTGTTACCTATGATTTTAAAGGCTACTCGGATGCTGATGCAACAAGAGCAGACATGGAGTTTGCTAGTGAGTCAGCAGATAAGATGGCTAAGACGATGCTCGATGTGCAGAAAAAGTACGGCAAAGAATTTGTCCAGCAACGCATGGAAGAACTGAAAGCAGCAGATCCAACTGGGTACGAAATCAGAGAGATGATGGGAGAAAAAGCCAAACGAGGTTTATTGGCAGGAGGTCGATTGTCTCCAGAGATGGACGCACAAGTGGAAGAAGC